ATAGGTTTCGTTGAAAAAGAAGACAACGAAAAAATGGATATAGTCAAATTCTTAGTAGATAGTGCTAAAGGCATTGATGCTAAGATTAACAAGGAGGATAATCCTATGGCAAAAAAGACAAAGACTGAAGAAGTCGAAGTTATTAAGTCAGAAGAGATCGCTCCAGAGGCAGATGCCGTAGTTGAAACTCCTGTTGCAGAAGTTACTGAAAAGTCTGAAGAGACTCCAGTTACTGAAGAAGTTGCACAGACTGAAGAAGTAGTCGAAAAGGCTGAAGAAACAGTTGAAGCACCAGCAGCAGAAGTTGCTACAGAAGTATCTAAATCAGATGAAGCGATTGTTGAATCAATTGCAGAAATCAAGAATACAATTACATCAGCCTTTAGCGATTTAGTTGAAACTGTAAAATCTTTGCAGGCAGAAGTAGAAATGCTTAAGTCCACAAAGGTTGATACAGCAGCAGTAAAAAGTTCACTTGAAGCAGTCGCCAAAGACATTGCTGCAACAGTAGAACATGTAGATAGATTTGGAAAGCGTGTTGACGCAGTAGAAGCAGATACAGCATTCCGAAAGTCTGGCGATCTAGGCGAGATCGTACAGGAACAACCAGAAATGGTTGAAAAATCCCTATGGGGCGGACGTTTCCTCAAAACAGCCGACTTATTTAAATAAGTAAATCACTCAGGAGGTGACAATATGTCGGAAGAGATTAAGAAAAACCAGCCAGGAGAAACTGGCGAACTAGGCGGAACAGCCCCTGGTCTTTATCAAGGTCAAGGTGCATTCGCTTCAGGTGGTGTTGGTGGTGTAACAGATCCAGGTACAGATACACTTGGAAACATTCCTAACGCTAACTTTGGTGTTACCACTGGTCCTAATGCCGTAAACCCTTCGGGTGATGCTGCAAGCGGAATCCTACGCCCTGAACAGGCACGTCGTTTTATTGACTACGTTTGGGATGCTACCGTTCTCGCCCAAGATGGTCGTCGTGTGACGATGAGAGCAAACACCATGGAACTAGAGAAGATCAATGTTGGAGAGCGTGTTATCCGTGCTGCCGCACAGGCAATCGGTGACTACACCAACACTGGTGCTCAGTTCTCAAAGGTAGAACTTTCTACAAAGAAAATCCGTTTGGATTGGGAAGTTTCTGCTGAAGCACTAGAAGACAATGTCGAGGGTGGTGCATTAGAAGATCATCTTGTTCGCTTGATGACAAATGCATTCGCAAATGACATTGAAGATCTTGCTATTAATGGTGATGGTACAACCACACCGTTCCTTTCAATTATGCCTGGCTTCATCAAGAAGCACAAGGATAATGGAGATTCACATGAGGCAGCAATTACCGTTGCTGACAACGCATGGACTCCAGAAAAGATGCAGGAGATCATCCTTGCTATGCCACGTAAGTACCGTGCACTTAAGAACAATCTTAAGTTCTATGCAGGTACAGATGCATTCGCAGGTATCGTTAAGAATAACGGTACATTGTCTGATGCAATCGCTGAGGCACTTGGCAAGAATGGTAACACCTATGCTAATACACAGGCTTACCTAGATGGTCAAGGCCAGACATTCGGTGGAGCACGTACAACTCGTGTTCTCGGAATTGATGTCCAAGAAGTTCCTTACTATCCAGATGGATATGTCGATTTGACATTCCCTCAGAACCGTGTTTGGGGCTTCCAGCGTGATATCGTCGTAAACCGTGAATATGTTGCTAAGAAGGACACAATTGAATATACTGTGTTCGTTCGCTTCGGTATTCAATGGGAAGAAGAAGACGCTATTGCATGGGCAGACGCTGCTTCAGATGCATAATCTGTAATCAGTAACCTTTGAGAGGGGGCAGGGGCTAGATCTCCTCCCCCTCTTAATCTTTAGTATTCTGTTATAATAGTCACATAGGAGGTAAAATAATGGAAGAAAATAATTTTAATAATGAAACACCAGTAGAAAACATTGTTGTAGAGGAAACTCCAGCAGAAGGACCAGTAGTTACCGAACCAGTTGTTGAGGCCCCTATGCCAGAAACTAAGGTTGAAGAAATTGCTGCAGAAAACAATATTGAGGCTTCAGTAACTGAGGCTCCAGAAGCAACAAATGCTATTACTACTGCAGACCTATCCAGAGGATCTGGAACAGCACAGGCTGTAGGTCAGGTTGCGAATGGTGTAATTGGCGTAACACAGGTAGAGCGCAAGGTTGAACAGCCATCTACTATTGTAAAGAAGTCAAATAAAACAGTAGCAATTCATTCTA